GGTCAGCATAGCAGCGGCAATTTACAGCCTCGCCTGGGTGTCCGTCCGGCGGAGGTGCTCCCCAATCAAAACTTTCACCATCCAACGACTCGTGCTCTTCGCGCACCCGATTATCGCGCACCGTTCGCCACACATACCGGGTGACACCTAGATTGCCCTGTCGCTGTCTGTTTATGTCGGCGTACAGCTTGCCCACCTGATCGCGAGCAATGAGAGCGGCGCGGCTCTCGGTGACTTGGCCAGCGTGGGCAAGCCTGCCCGCGATAGTCTCCCAGCGCGAGCCAGATACCACGCCCTCCTCGACGATCTCGGCGATGTCATCCGCCATCCTCTGACCGAGGCCCGTGATCAGTTGCGCGTTTGTCTCGGCAAACTGCGCAATATGCCGGGGGACATTGCGATCCAATCCCGCCAATTTGCGCACGTCAATAGACACTGCGGCGCGTGCCTGTTTGGCGATCTGCGCTCGCTGGATGTCTGAGGTCGCAGCGCCGTACTTCGTTGCGATCGGGACGATTGAGTCCGCCTTGATCGCTTTGGCCAGTTTGTCAGCCGTGCGCTTGACCGCCCGCGCAACGTCGCGATCGTTGTCAGTGCGCACAGGTTCCGGCTGTGGCCACTCGCGCGCAAGGTCTTGCATCAGCTCTTCCAGCAAGCCTTGCAGCACACGCACCGATGGACTCAGAGCCGCTAGATACTCGGCTGCAATCCGATCCGGGCGCGCGGCTCTAGGCAGTCTGCGTGGTTGGCGCGGCATTGATTCCCGGTGCTGACGCGGTTGGCTGGATCATCGGGCTAGAAGCATCGATCTCCGTCTCTGCGCTGTATTCCTCGCCACCAAATCGCGAGTTCCGCAGTTCGTCCGACGTGACCACGCCAAGGTCAAAGTTGATCTGGTCAGTCTCGGCAACGATCTTGCGAGTCTCGGCTCGTTCTTTCTCGGTCGGCTGCCAGAGCGGCGGGAACTTCAGCGACCAGTTTTGAGGCTCGACTCCCTTGGTGGGCCCGGTCTTGCTGGCAAACAGCAGCTTGAGCAGTTTCTCGTAAGCAGGCCGGACCGAGTCCTCTTGGTAAGCCGCGACCGCGTCATACCAGTTGCGTGCGTCGCCTTCGCCCGTCGCATTAAGACCACTGGCCGATTGCCCGAACATCTTGCTAATCGGCATCCGTGCTGCAGCTGCTAGCCGGTGCATCACCTGCCCGAGCACGTCAGGCACTCCAGCAAGCGTGGTCGTCTTGCGCTCATACTCCTCTTCCGAGTCCAGCAAGATCGTCTTGGCAATCGACCGACCAAGCTCGACGGCCTGCGCCCTATTTGCCACTGCCTCGGGGCTGTTGGCTGCGAGAATGGACGCCAGCCCTTTGATCTTCATGATGGCGACGGAAAAATCGAGCATCGTGTACCCTACGCCAAGCCACGACTGATTAAAGATCCGCAGCGCATCCCACACCAGCGAGAGCACGGAATCTCCCCACCCGGCGTTTTCGGTGGGGTTGCGATCTGTCACGCGGCGACCTGGGAAAATGACCAAACGCGATGCATGCACGTTTTGCCCCGTGCCGACTCCGGTAAACGAATGCACTTGGTAAAGCGTCGGCTTGCCGTAGTCTGGTTTCATCGGGTCCTGTTGGTACTCGACCGCGATCAATTGCCTGCGCTCAAAGACGGTCAGGTGACGAATCGCCCGGATGGTTTGAGTCTGTAGCGGCTGCTCAGCATCAAGTGACCCGTCCACAGCACCAACGTAAATCGCAGCACCACCATAGGCCCGCTCGTATTGTAGCGCCTTCTGAACGGCTTTCTTCGCACTGAGGTCCGCCAGTGCCGCGAGGATTGAATCGACCGCCGCCGCTCTCTGGGTCGCGTCCTCGATAGACGCTATGGTCAAGGTGGGCGTCTCGCGCAGCGCATCATTTGGCAGAGCGGTCACGATGAGGTCCGCCATATCATCGCCGCGCCACAGGTCTTCGCACTGCTGCTGCGATAGGACTGTCGGCACGACTTCGGCGTAGGTGCCCTTGTCTCGCGAGGTGCCCAGCCCCGTGATCACGTTTTGCCAGCCGTCGAAACGGACTGGCTTAGGCGGTGCTTGCTTCGCTGGTCTTCGTGCCATTTTGTCAACGGCTACGCGAGTCGCGACGTTTTGTCAAGGCTACCAGTTCAGGCTAGCGCTCATCAATGCCAGCGTGTTAGCCCGCTCGGCTCCCTCCTTGCTGACCCCGTCCCAATAGCAGACTCCGTATCGCAGCGCGTCGCATGCGTGGTCGTTGACCTTTATTGGGTAGCCGTCCTTTTTGGCCTCTCCGGTCGTGGCAGTCGAAGTGTCAAAGCGGTAGCCGAGCAGCTCATCAACTAGCTCAGTTGGACGCCCAGCTTTAGCCAGGATGCTGTCTGGTGAGTGCGCCAGGCTCCCCCGGTGAATCCAAATCCTTCGACCGGACCGCGCTGCAAACCGAGCCGTGACAGCTTCGACCCCTTCGCGTATCGCCTTGTGCGCTGGCAACGTCGAGCAGTGCCAGATCCGCTCAAGCTGTGCGCGGCCTTCCGCGTCGTGGTCACAGACTACCGCCTCATAACGCACATGTCTGCTGTCTCGCTGCGACTCAATCAGTAAGCACTGCTGCCCGATCTCTGACACAAGCTGCTGAGTGCGGTAGAGCTGGCGGTAGATATGGACGTCGCCCGTGTTTGGGTCCATCGCCTGCCACATGACCGACGTGGTCAACCAGCCGAAGTCAACAACCTTGATCCGCCGCCAGTGGTCCGGGATGTCAAACGCATCGCACAGATGCACACCAGGCTCGTACGGCCAGACCATTCCCTCTGCACTTACCCACTTGCCGAGTAGCAGCCGGTCACGTTGCACCCCGGTCAGAGCTTCGAGGTTTCCCAGGTAATCGGCGTCCGCGTAGGGGTTATCGTACGGGCTGATCCAGTACGACTGGATAGCGTCGCCGGGCTGTTCGATGAGCTTGCGGTTGATCCAGTGGTTTTCGTGGTCAGGATTGCAGCTCATCAGGCATTGACGCCAGCCAGCCGCCTTGCCACGAAGGCGCGTCATTAGCACTTGGTAGTCGTCGAAGCTCAGCGCGTTCGCCTCCTCGATCCAGAGGAAGTCCACACCGTCACCCTTGCCTATAGACTTCAGCGCCTCGCGCTGTTTCTCGTCGCTTACCCCTGCGTAACAGAGCATCGAGCCATTTGGATACTCGAATCGATGGTTGGCCTTGGCATGCGCCGCCGATGGGCCGATCACCGTCTCGTCTAGCAGCGGTATCACTGAGTTGCGCAGCGACGAGAAAAACTTGCGCACGACGAGCCCGACGGCATTTGGATAGCGCAGCATCAGCGCGTGCAGTTTCTCAGCCGCCAACATTGACTTTCCCGAGCCAGCGCCACCGTGTATAAGCATCGTCCGCGCCTGACACTTCCACGGCTCAACCTGCCATGGGATCGGTTTGAAGCTCTGTGCGTATGGCATGGGCTACTCTGTCGCCTTCGGCGGATCTGGCCACGCATCCGGGGACGCTTCGACCGTGTAAAGCTTTCCGCCCGACTTGCCGGGCTTGGGTGGGGCAATCTGATAGCGGGCGCGAACCAGCGCGGCAATCGTCTTCGCAATCTCGGTCTGCGCTTTGTAGTCACCCTCTGCCGCTGACTGCCGGAAGGCCCGGTAAAGGTCGCGGGTAATATGCTTGCAGATCGTCGCGTCGCTCTCGGCCGGTATGGTCGCGCCTGATACCGGGTCTGTAACGGTCGGCTGGGAAAAGCGATCGGCACGGTCCTCTATGGACTCTGGCCGCTCCTCGCGTGGCTTGCGCTCCTTGGCGACACGCTCGTTTAGGTCGTCTCGCGCCCTCCCATGGGCCTGCCACTTGATTCGGAAGATTGTCTGCTGGTGGACACCATACTCCGGCGCAATGTCCACCTCTCGCTCTCCGCCTTCGAGGCGATGCAAGATCTCGACCTTTTGATCCTCCGTCAGTTTGTACGGCCTAGACATAACGTGTCTAACGTAGCATAACTTGTTACAGCGACGTTATCTTTAGTTATGTCTTGACCTTCGCTGGCTTTTTTAGTAGCCCTGAGGGCAGCACTTTACCACCCCCGCCCTCTGTAAGCGCCGCTACGCTGGCTTACAGGTATCTAGGTCTTACCCGTCGGCTACGCCTCGGGCGCTAAAACGGGATGTCATCCTCTCCAATAGGCGGCGCATCATCACGCTCGACCTTCACAACCAAATCAGGACTCAAGGAACTTCGTGCAGATTTGTTGCTTTTTTTACTCTCCCGTCGGTGATTAGAACGGGATATCGTCCTCGTTCAGGTCTTGCCC